TAACTTCATCACCGGTAACTACCGGAGAACCTAACACGGCACTGAACGTACCTGATTCCAATGATGTTTGGTATAGTGTTTGATTTAATGAATATTTGTCTTCGGCATCGTCAATCGCAGCAATACCTGTATCTAATTTTTCACTGGAGTATTCCCAACGTGTACATCTTAATTTGTAAACAGGTAAGTTACCTAATTGGAAGAATGGCTCTTGATCTTGTATGAATTGTATCTCAAAAAAACTTTCCATCAAAGGCATATAAATAATATCACCTTCGTTAGGTCTTCCTTCAACTATCATTGTATGAGCACTATCAACTTGATTTTGCCATCTTCTTTTAGATATTATGAAAGTTGTATCTTCTCTTATCTCTAAACCAAACTTATTAATAATCTCTTGTTCGCCAGCAAAACCTTCTGTGGTTTCCATGTACATTTCTAGTAAATACGAATCATCAAATTTAGCAAGAGTATCCTCTCCTAAAATTAAATCTCGATTAACTAATGTTCTTGGAAGATAGTAACAGTCTTGTCCGTAAATTTGTAAACCTTCAATGATTAAATCTTCGTAAAGTCTTTTCTCATTACTATTACCAATACCTGCTCCACCTTGAAAATAATGATTTGTTGCCATGACATTATCCTATCATAAGAGGTTGTGACATTTCAAATGATTTTCTTATTTCATCTTCTATTTTTTCAATGTCAGTTAATGCTTCTGAAAAAATTTGTTGACCATTTAATGTAACGCCACCTAACATAGCAACTCCATTAAATTTAGATAAGTTTGAACCCCATTGTTTTTTAAATAAAGCAGTTACATATCTTTTTAAAATCATGTCATTATAAACGTCTGTGTAAACATTTGGATCTAATTTTCTATAACACTCTATAACTAAAAACTCACCAACGAGTAAATCTTCTTTCCAATCTTGGTCAATATATAATCTGTTATCGTTTTGATTAAATCTTATAGGTTTTTCTCCTACTAGAATATGATCTAAAAAATCTAAATGCCTCATTACAACATCATAGTTAACAACTGATGTTGAAGAAAAATCGTATAGATCGTTTAATCTCATTTGATATCTAACATCAAATAAGTTCATACTACCTTTTGAGGAGTATGGGAATATGTTAATAACGGAGATAACACTTTCAGGAACTACTATAAAACCATTACCTTCTTGCCAAGCAGATGTAACTGAATTTTTAGTTACTGATTCACTAGTGTTAGCGTTTATTCTATCGTAATCTGTTTGTGTATATTGATACTTTAAATAAGTTCTTCTAATACCATCATAATGATATTGATGATAATATTGTAATGCTTCGTCAATTCTATCTTCTAATTGGTCATTTTCTGCATTAATCTCTATCACAGGTTTCCCAAGTGCCCTTAAAGCGTATTGTTTTAACTGTTCTCTGCTTGCTGGTTCTGCCATAAATTTCCTTAATTGGTATATATCATCTATATTTATACATCATAAATAGTTGTATTATGACGAAATTAACCTAAGTAAGTCTTATAAATATGAATACAACAACGGATAAATTAAAATGTCAATAACAGTAACATTAACTCAAACTAGACCTAATACAGATGTCAATTTTCATAGTGCTTCAGATGATTTTAAAGCATTAAAAAACGAAATGGTGGCAGCTGGAACTCTAGTAGATAATGGTGGCAGTAATAGTGAAAACGGTTTAATAAGAACTTGGAGTTTAACGTTTTCAAATGACACTACACAATCAGCATTTATAAATGACAGTAGAAATGTAACTTACGAAGAAGACAGACAAACTCACAATAGTGACAATGGTATTAGTGAACAAATATCTTAATCTATATAATACATTATTTTTATTATGCTTCCAAACGATATAGAGCAATATCAAGTTTTTAATAAACAAACATATACCCCTTACAAAAAACAGCTAAATTTACTATTAAATGATTTTAGTAATTCAACTGATAAATTAAGTAAAAACTATACACTAGAAAATATAGATATTAATAATTTAGATGATATTACTTTAATTGTTTACAAAAATAATATTGTGTCTTTTGCTTCAGTATTAAGTAGATCAATTTGGCCTAAAAATACTAGTAGAATATTTAATCGATTACTAAGAAATAAAAGATTTGAATGGAAAAATCCTGCATTTGGTATTATATCAAAGCTGGTTCATGACCATCAAATAGCTTACTGTAAAAGTGTTAAGAAAGATTATGTGTTTATATCACAAGAAACTAAAAAACTATGGTTGAGAAAATGGGTTCAACAAGCTAATGAATATAATTCCGGTTGGACAATCTGTGATGAAAAGAAAAAAGTTACAAATGGCAATTCAAGTGGTTCTATACAACATATAGCTTACAAAAAAATTTCAAATACTAATCAGCCTTTTCTTCTATAAAAGGTAAAAATATTGTACTAGGATCAAACTCTCCTTTTTCTGCAAAGTTATATAGTCTAGTATTGTGGTGGTGATTGTTATGTAATGCTTGGCCCCATGTCAACCATGAAAGTATAGTTATGTTCATTGAATTATCTTTTGTATTAAATGTCCTGTAACCAAATTTACCCAAATGACAAACTGTATTGACAAGCGCTTCTTGGTGATATGATAATGCTGCTGGTATCAACCAAAACCATAACATAAGTTGTATATTAATTAAACTCAACACTATGAAAGTTATACAAACAATGTAAGTATACTTACGATTTAACCATAAATGAAATTTATCTTTTCTTATGTCAGGAATAACTCTAGTATTGATCTTACTTAATTTTCTATTATGAATCCAACCAATATAAGAATGAAAAAACCCATCTCTAGGACTATGCGGGTCTCCATCTTTATCAGCATGTGGGTGATGTTTACCTCTATGAATTGCTGCCCACCACAGAGGACTACCTTGTACACACAAACAAGATAACAACAATAAAGGTTTTCTTAATGAGGATTTTAGTTTGATAGAATTATGACTTACAACTCTATGTAATATAACTGAAGAGCCTAGACCACAGAATACTATCCAACCGAAAAACAAATATAGAAAATTAGGTGATGTAAAAATTATACCTAATAATGCTATTATCTGAACAGGCCAGAATATAAACCATAAATTTATTTCGCTTTTACTCATTAGTATCCTCCATCGTTTTCCTTTACGTGTTCTAAAAAAGGGGCAACTTCAAAATTTTGAGTTAATCTACCACGGTTATCATTTGTTTCTTCATCAAAACCTCCATCAACACCTTCCCAATTAGTTATATTTATTCTAAATTTACCTTGTCTTACTGTCCAAGCATATTGGTTATCTTCAAGTAATTTTGGATTTGAACTTATACCAAATTTTTTTGATATTAATTGTTTTAATTCGTCAAACTTATAATTATCATCTTTATCAACCATATAACGACCTACTTGCCCTACATTTCTAAACTCAAAAGATGTGCCTGATCTCCAAGGATATTTATCTTTTACACTAACTATTTTATCTATAACGTGTTCATTTAACCCCTTGATAACAATACAGCCAATAGATAATCTTAATTTTAAAGATAAAACATTTTCTAATGCCTTCATTTTTTTCTTAGCACATTTTAATCTATCAGTTTTAATGTAAACATCATCATCATCAAAACCAGTCATACTTAAATAGACAGTTTTTAATCCAGCACCTTTTAACTCTTTTAAATAATCATAATGTGAAATTCGTAATCCGTTAGTTGCAATCGCTGTTCTATGACCAAGCGCTGTTGCTTCTTTTATAATCTTTGGTAAATCTTTGTGTAGTGTAGGTTCACCTCCAATAAGTCTAAATTCAGTTTTAACTTTAAATCTTTTTATAAAGTCAATAACTTTATCTGTATTTAAATCTGCATAATCCCTAAAAGGTAAGTAACAATTAGCACACTCCATATTACATCTATGTACTATATCACAATATACTGCTTTATATCTACTGTCTTCTGGTCTCATATTAATTTTCCGTTGTTATACATATCTTTAATTAAACTAAAACTATCATATTCATCTCTAAATGATATACTTAAAATAACTCTATCGTTTGTACTATCATTAATAACGCCATGTGGCACATTTGTATTAAGACATG